GCCATTAAATACTTCAGCCGTAGCTGCTGCATTAGACCCTCCACCTCCGCTAAATGTGACTGTAGCACCATGTAAATAATCCTTACCGGGATTGGTAATAGTAACACTAGCCACAGCACCAGAATTAAGAACTGCTGTACCTGTAGCATTTGTACCACCATTTATAGCTGTTATAGTTACAGTTGGAGGACTACTATATCCAGATCCGCCTGCAGTAACTGTTATAGATTCAATAGGAAGATGTGATACTGAAGAAGCTTTTGAATACATATCCATATAAGGATTTAACTGTATACCACTTTGAGTAACAAGAATTTCATCTTCAGGTGTTGCACTAAGGTTAGCACTTAAAAGCTGATAACCATTAGATTGTTTTATAACTGTATATAATACATCAGAATCTACAACTAGATCTAACACATTACCAGGTAAATCCCAGTTAAACCATGCTTGTAATACCTCTTTATCTCCATCACTATGGGTACGATAGAAGTACACCTTACTATCTGTACTACCAAACATAGCAATAAAAGAGTTCTGAGGACTAGCTATAAGCGTGTCTACGGTCTGTGGAACATACTCTGCTACTACTTTACCTACGTCTCTAACTAAAGGCATCTGACCCTCTCCTCTGGGGGTCATACCAAAGATTTTAGTATAAGCTGGTGTCTTACTAATAAAGTTAACAACAGTACCTACATCAACAGGGTCAATATTAGTATCCATCTCATAGTTAGAGAGTCCACGTATTAAAGCTGTTGTTGGTGATAAATTACCATCAGCAGAATACATAATAAACTGCTGATTCTCAGAAAATAGAATTAAACCAGATGCTACAGGTATAATACCATGTAGTACAGCAGGTCTAATACTAGAGCAACTAAGATCAACAGGATCAGCTGCACTAACAGTCTGAGCTGATATATGATAAAAATTATAAAACTCACCTGACTGACTCATAGACACATTATCTTGTGTCAAGAAGCCTAACCTATTATTATAAAAGAATGCTTGTTGAATTTTAGAATCCTTAAATGAAGGGTGTGAGTTAGTAGAATCATCACCGACTAATCTAGCAGTCCATGTAATAGGTCTAAAAGTAAAAGCATTAGTACCAGTATTAACTAACTCATGTGGCATGGTTGAAGCAGTTAAACCAGGAGACATACCAAAACCTAATGCTTCTTCCCAGAAGCCTGGTCCTGATACACCATTGGTAGCTACAAAAGTAGAGTAATAAGTATCGTTTGGATTAGCAGTATTAACAATCTTAACTTTCCTACCATTTATAGATTCATCTGGTAGATCACCTATATTATTCACTTCATCTTGAAAACATGTCAAACGTCTACCATCTGTACCAGCTTCCACTGTAACAGTAAAACTTGTATTATGTACAATTTCAAGAGTAGAGGCAGTTATACTAACTGACATATTACCATCAAAACCATCACCACCTGCTGAGATTTTAGCTTCTATCAAACCTTTCAAACCAGTGGTACTATCAATAGCTGATGTATTACCTAAGATATGAGCAGCATTTAGTTTAGGATCAGTAGTAGTAGTACTACCAAATGAATCTGAAGCGTATGTAGGTCGATTGAATACTTGTTCTGTATTACTACCTACCTTAATTTTAATAGTATAAGGTGAGCTATATTCAATACCATGTAACCTTACTGTAGCATTTAACTTAGCTGTATGAGAAGGGTCAGCTTGAGTTGTAACAGTCTTCTGTTTATTTGTAATAATTGATGTATCTTGTACAGTTAATATATGATAATCATTCTTTGTGACAGCAGTTAAATAATCTCTGGAACTACCTGAATAAGTAATTGTAGATTTAACATATGTTGCTGCATTCCATACATGGACTTCTCCATAAGGAGAACCTGATGCACCTATAATACACCCTATATATTTTTCATCGTTATTACGGTGTATGTAAAACCATTTAGCAGCATCAAGAGTAGTACCTGTAATCGCACTACCACTACCATCTTTTAATGCTGTTAAAAATTTAGTACCAGGTCTTTTTTGTAGTCCAAAGGTAGGATCAGGGTAAGAATTTAAAGCTTCACGAACTTGACCTGGAAACTTCTTATCATCTGGTTGCTTAGATACCCCACCTACATAACTTTGAATACGTTGTGTAACACTTGCCATTATCGTTGTAAAGCGTTGTAAGGTTTGTAACTTGTCTTGTACCTCTGTCCCTGTGGGTGTCCAAAGAATGAGAAATCACCTTGATTGCATTCGTATTCTAGTGCGTTAGCTCTAGATAATGCTTCTCTTTGTTGCAAGGTTTGTATTAATTGTGGATCTCCTACAATACGTTGAGCTGTAATTGTAGCAGCTTTAGATACAATATAGTTTTGTACTGGTTGAGGTAAGTCTATCCAATCAAAAAACCATACTACATCTGTGTCATACTTAGAGTTTGCAGTATCACCTAAAGCATAAGTATGATTATATCTATCATATAATTTACCTGATCTTCTGACAACATCTATATCACCAGTATAAGAATCAGAGAAATCTATTTGTAATATATTATTTGGTATCGCATATTCTTTATCAGCATCGGTCGTTATTTCATATTCAAATTCTTGATTGAAAGTCCAACCTTCTGCTTGTACTTCTTTAGAGACCTGTAACAATGTATCGTATGCAATCGCAACGTCTGGGTTGGTTTGGTCTAACGTAGTTACAGGAGCCTGCCCCACTGATGCGAGTATTTGATTAACAGCAGGTAATTCTTCCGTAGCATTAGTGGTAGGTATAGGCATAGTTAATATTTGTGAATAAAAAAAAGGGAACCGAAGTTCCCCTTGTGTCTATCTAGATACTGTTGGAGTATCACATTCTACGCCTGTATAAGCAAAGCGTAGGTTTTTTGTTTCAGACTTTACATCTGATCTTGAGAAACTACCACCTTCAGTCTGTGCTACAGAAGCACGTAGAGCTGTGGTAGTAGAAGTTGCGCCAGAAACACCATTGTTTCCAGCGGCTGTTGCAGCATTAGCCATAATTAAATTTTATATTAAGCTTCTCCTCTAGCAGATAGGCCGTCTGATTGGACCTGCCTACCATATTCTAAAGGTGTTAACGCATTCGTTGTAGTAGAACCTACTCCACCGCTAATACCATTAGCAGCAGAGATAGTTCTAGTTGTTGAAACTCCGGGTTTAACTGACATGGTTTACCTCAAGCAGTTTGGATTTCAATTGCAGCAGCAGGGTTAAGTGTACCAACGCCCATAGCTAAGCGACCTACGATAAGATCACCTTGGTACATTGTCTTAATATCCGAACCACTAGTTTGTACTTGTGGACCGATTGCTTCTACTACACCAGCTGCGTCCTTCTGATAGATAAGACCAGCGTGTTGTGAGAAGTCACCGTTGTATGTATTGTTCTCACCAGCTTGTGCATTAACTGTACCAGCTTTGAAAGGTAAGTTGTTAGAACGCTTGATGTCGATACCTGCAATAGATACAAGACCATCACCAGAGTTCAAGTTACCTTGTGAGTTACCATAGTCACGGTTCAAGATGTTTGAATCAACTTGAGAGACCAGTGCGTAGTACTGTCTTGGAGATAGTACAGCTGTTCTACCAGACTTAGGTAGATTTTTTTCATCAAGGATAGAAGCTGCTTCGAAGAATGCATCAACTAGGCGTTGAGCATCGTACTCATTGTTAGCTCCAATCTTAATGATAGAACCACCTGGCTCTGGGCCTGGTGATGCTGTGATAGGATGTGCTTCACGGGCTGCTAGTGCAACTGTACGGAAGACTTTCTTGTCATAAGCTTCAGCTAGAGCGTGTCCAATCTTCTTGGAAATCTCTGACCTAAGTGAGTAATGAGCAAGTGTTTCGTCTAAATCGTAAACGAAAGCTGAGCTGATTAGAAGGTCATCACAGACGATGGTCTTCTCAGCTACTGGAGGATCACCAGATCCTAAGATTGGTTCTCCAGGTGTGTGGTATGCGGCTTGCATACGACCTGTAAAGATGAACTGTAGTGACTTACCGTTCTTTAGTTGACGGTTCTGTACAGTACCCTTTGCAATTGTTGCTGACTCATAAGCTTTAAATAGCTCACCTGAGAACAGCTTAAGATAAGTTGCGTATTTAGTATCATAATCAACACCCAAACCTAACGGGGTTTGGCTGGTATTATTAATACTACCAATACTGGTTGCTAAAGTATTAGCCATTTCAATAGAGAGTGTGTATAATTTACGGACTCTCGAACGTTCAAGATATTATTCAGTTGTGGTTGTGGTCTTTTCCCACCGTCGACGGCTGAGGGTATCTAAATGGTTCTCCGTAGATAGTCATTTAGGCCAGAGCCAAGAGCGGGTGAGGGGAATCGAACCCCTGTTAAGTTAGATTGGAAATCTACTTTCTTCCATTGGCACCCGCTGACTACATTCTTTACTATGAAAGTTAACGTGTAGTACTTCTATATGTATGAAAAAGGCTAGAGCCATAAAGACTACTAGCCACAGTTCATTGAACTTCTTCAATTAGAATCTCTTATAAGTTATATAAGAACCTGCAAGTAAATGTGTACCAGCTGCAGATCCAGTGCTATTAGCAAACTGGAAGTGAAGTGTACCATTTGTACCAGCATTAGAAAGTGCTGAGAAATTAACTCTTAAGAATGCGTCCTCATCAACAGCTGCACGGAATCCGATTTGATCACCAGTACCACCTGTAGTAGTAGATGCTACAGAAAGTGATGGAGCATTAGTAGCTTCATCATTACTTAAAGCATCACCAGCTATAACACCTTGAGCTGCATAACGTAGAGTTGTTGCTACAGCTGAACCTGAAGAATCGAAGTTAACGATTCTCATATCTAGATCGTTAGTAGCATCGGTATCATACCAAAGTACTAGATCACCAATAATTCTTTCGTACTTACCAATTGGTATATCTAATTCACTTACTGTTGCTACTGTAGCAGAGCTTAAAGTAGTACCATCGTTTGCAAGTATCTTAGTTTCCCAAGTAGGTGAACTGTAGACTACTGTTCCTTGTGCTGTGTTTGAATTAAAAGGCATTGTTTTAAATAATATTAGTTGTTAGAATGGGACAGTTCCGCTGCCCCAACCGTAGGTGTTTAGAATGTGAACTTAGCACCAAGTTTGGTACCATAGCTGTTGTCCTCGTCTCCATTAGAGATGCCTGAGAACTCACCATAGATACCAACCTTTTGTGATACATTGAAAGTACCACCAAGTTTACCAGATAGCTCTGTTTCAGTACCATCTACATCAGCAACAGCAGTGAATGCTGGACCGCCTTGAATGTAGTAGTCAAACTTCTTGATGGAACCTTCATAACCAACGTGTACATCGACAGTTCTGCCAGTATAGTCAGAACCTGAGTATCCATCATTGGACTCAGCGTTGATGTACACGCCAGCGGATGCAGGTGCAGACGCTAATGTGGTGGCTGCGAGAGCAAGTGCAATTGTTTTCATT